GACCATATGTTATTGCGATTTGTCCCTGTTGTAATCAAGAAAAGGAAATGATGTATTACCATACAAGAAATAAATCTTGTGGGTGTCTTAAAAAAGATAGTGCTGTAAAAAGAGGACAAAGACAGAGAACAGAAAATGGGCATATTAATTCTTTGATTACCAGATATAAAAAATCAGCAAAAGTAAGAAACATAGAATGGGACTTGAACTTTGATGATTTTTCTGATATAGTAAAGTCAAATTGCTTTTATTGTGGTAAAGAACCAACTTTAAGGAAAGGTAAAACTCAATATGGAAAAGTAATACCAACAAATGGAGTTGATAGAAAAATAAACTCTGTTGGTTATGTAAAAGAAAATTGTGTTCCTTGTTGCATTATCTGTAATAAAATGAAACTGGACCACGATATAGAAAACTTTAAAAATCACATTTATAAAATCTATGAACATTTCAGATGAATTTGAATTTATGAAACCAGAAGTCAAATTTGTATCTGCTACTCCTGATGCGGAAAAACATATGGCTTACTGTGCGAGAGTTTCAAATCCTAGTAATCAAAACTCTGATTCTTTTTCTGGTCTTTTAAAATACTGCATTAAGCATCAACACTGGTCAATCTTCGAACAATCTTTTCTTACTGTAGAAATTAATACCACCCGTGGATTGGCAGCTCAAATTTTGCGTCATCGTTCGTTTACATATCAAGAATTTTCGCAACGGTATGCCGATACAAATCTTTTGAACAAGATTATTCCTCTTCCTGAACTACGTCGTCAGGATATCAAGAATCGTCAGAACAGTATTGATGATCTTCCCGACTATCTCAAACTGACTTTGCTTGAAGACATCAGAGTGCATTTTGAGCAGGGTCTACGCCTCTACAACCGCCTTCTGGAGAAGGGAGTGGCAAAGGAGTGTGCAAGGTTCGTACTGCCCTTAGCGACGCCCACAAGACTCTATATGACCGGTTCTGTAAGGTCATGGATACATTACATTGATCTGCGTTCTGCACACGGTACTCAAAAGGAACATATGGAGATTGCAGAACTGATTCGTTGTATTTTTACTTGCCAGTTCCCTGCAGTATCTGAAGCACTTGGATGGAAGCGTGATGGATGTGCTGATTGTGTAGATGCACCTTCTATTACTATTGAATAAATATTCCTATATTTTTATGTAACTTATGGCAATTTATCCGATCGTCCACAAAGAAACTGGTGAAAAGAAAGTCGTTGAAATGAGTGTTCACGATATTCAGCAGTGGTATAAAGATAATCCTGAATGGCAAAGAGATTGGTCTGAAGGATGTGCCACTCCTGGAGAAGTTGGAGACTGGCAAAACAAACTTGTCTCCAAACATCCAGGATGGAATGATGTTCTCAAAACAGCATCAAAAGCACCAGGTTCAAAAGTAAAACCATTTTAATCATTCTATGGCAAGAAGAAAGAGGGTAGATGACCAGCCGATTGGAGTTGGAATGACTGCGAAACAAATGAAACGCAAAAAACCAATCGGTGTGGATTTAATGAGAGATATTGAACCTCTCACAGAAAATCAAAAGCTTCTATATGATGCATATGAAAGGGGTCAACACATCGTTGCTTATGGATGTGCCGGCACTGGTAAAACATTCATTACTCTCTACAATGCACTGCAAGATGTTCTAGATGAAAGATCTCCTTACGAAAAAATCTATATCGTTAGGTCTCTTGTTGCTACTCGTGAAATTGGGTTTCTTCCTGGCGATCATGAGGACAAATCCAGTCTTTATCAGATTCCTTACAAGAACATGGTAAAGTATATGTTTCAGATGCCAACTGATGCAGACTTTGAGATGCTCTATGGAAACCTCAAAACTCAAGGAACGATTAGTTTTTGGAGCACTTCTTTTATTAGGGGAACCACCCTGGACAATTCTATCATTATCGTAGATGAGTTTCAAAACTTGAATTATCATGAACTTGATAGTATAATCACTAGGGTTGGTGAAAACAGTAAGATCATGTTCTGTGGTGATGCTACTCAATCTGATCTTATTAAGACGAATGAAAAGAATGGAATCATTGACTTCATGAAAGTTCTTCGTATCATGCCTTCTATTGATATTGTTGAATTTGGTGTAGACGATATCGTAAGGTCTGGATTTGTTAAAGAGTATATTCTTGCTAAAATGGAAATCGGAGTATGAGTTTTATTCATTGTAATTTTTTAGGTGATCTTGAACTAGAAAAGAAAGAAACAAATGGTATCCGCTTGTACAATCTTCCTGATGGACAGTGGGTGCCTTCTATTACATCTGTAACCTCTTTCTACAATCGGCAGATCTTTGTTGAATGGAGAAAAAGAGTTGGTGAAGAAAAAGCAAATGCAATCACAAGAAAAGCAACTGCAAGGGGAACTGATTTTCACCAGGTGTGTCAAGACTACCTTGAGAATAAAGAACTGAACTGGGATGATTATCAACCCATGACAAAGTTCATGTATATTCATGCAAAACCTTATCTTGATAAGATAAATAATATTCATGCAATTGAAAGAACTCTTTATTCTCAATACCTAGGACTTGCAGGACGAGTTGATTGTATTGCTGAATATGATGGAGAGTTAGCGGTCATTGACTTTAAGACCTCAGAAAAAATCAAACCCGAAGAATGGATCGAAAACTATTTTGTTCAAGAGACATTCTATGCTGCTGCTTATTACGAACTGACTGGTAAGGTAGTAAAGAAACTTATTACTTTAATGGTTACCCCTGGTGGAGAAGTCAAGGTGTTTGACAAAAGAAACAAAGGGGATTATATTAAGTTATTAGTTCGTTATATCAAAGAATTTGTACATCACAATACTAGGTCAGATGGAGAATGAATTAGAGAAAGTATTAGAAAGTAAATTCTTCTGCCCATCTCGTTTTGCTCAAGAGATTGAGGGGATTGTTCATAGTTCAGATATGAACTACATTGATGCGATAGTTCATTTTTGTGAGCAGAATAACATTGATGTTGAATCAGTTCCTAAACTAATCTCAAAACCTCTAAAGGAAAAGATTAAATACGAAGCAACGGAACTCAACTTCCTTAAGAAAACTTCCCGGGCAAAACTGGTTTTTTAATTTGATTTTCTTGATAAAATTTTTCCGGTAAAAAATCCTTATATTACTTTTTTGAATGATTATTGTGGTTCCTTTTGACGCCTATAAATGCTATCTGTCTTTGAAGAATCACTTCACTAAAGACAGTTATGACTACCACAAATACTGTGGTAAAAGTCGTGCAACTGTTCAATCATTCTATAAACGGAAAGATAGAATGTGGTTTGAGAAAGTGGCACGACAAAAATCAGATCAAGAAGTTGTAGAGTTTTTCGTTGCTAACTTTGTCTCTTGTCCTGATCCAGAGTCACTTTGGATTGGTGAAATGATGAGAGAGGGTGAGGGTAGATATCAACAATGGCAAAAGAAGATTCAATCATTGTCTTATATCTTCAAAGAAGAAACACAAGACCTCTTTGAAGAACATAAGTTTGAAGAAGTTTTTAGTTGTTCAAAGGGTCATCCTCCTCTTCTCAAAAAGTTCCTGAGCGGGAAAATTAGCCTAGAAACCATGGTGATATATGATAGAATATTCCTGTACGGGAATACCTTTGACAAGAAACTCAAAGACCCAGTGTGGGAAACCGTCAGTCGTAGGATTAAAAAATACAATCCTTTTCTAAATATTGATATATTTCGTTTTCGTAAAATTTTAAAAGAGATTGTTTTGGAGGATAAATGAGTTTCTTTAGTTCCGAAGTCGTCCGTGCAGAGATGACTGAGATTGCAGAACTTCAAGAGCAAATCTATGGAAACATTTTTAAGTTTCCTACGATGACGAAGCAAGAAAAACTTGAGCATGTTGAAGTTCTAGAAACCCTTTTGGATAAACAAAAAGTTCTTTACACAAGACTGAGTTTGTCTGATGATCCCGAAGCAGTTGAAATGAAAGAACGAGTTACTCAATCTGCAATCATGATGGGTATGCCACCTGGCACTGACATGAATATCATTCTTAACAACATGTCTAAGATGCTTGAGGTGATGAAGGAGCAGATTGACAAAACAGGGTCTGACCTGTAGAATAGATGTGGGCTAGACAATCCCTTAAGCAACGTCCAAAAGCCAAATCCTACTAATACGAGGTAATCCGTATGTCTTTTTCAGATCTCAAAAAACAATCCAAACTGGGTTCTCTCACTTCCAAACTGGTGAAGGAAGTTGAGAAGATGAGTACAACTTCTGGAGGTGCTGATGAGCGTCTTTGGAAACCAGAGATGGATAAAACAGGTAATGGTTTCGCAGTGATTCGTTTCCTCCCTGCTCCTGAAGGTGAAGAACTTCCTTGGGCAAAGATGTATTCTCATGCATTCCAAGGTCCTGGTGGTTGGTATATTGAAAACTCTCTAACTACTGTTGGACAGAAAGATCCTGTTTCTGAGTACAACCGTGAACTTTGGAACAGTGGTTCCGAAGCAAACAAAGAAACTGTTCGCAAGCAAAAGCGTAAACTGTCTTACTATAGCAACATCTATGTTGTAAAAGATCCTACCAATCCTCATAACGAAGGTAAAGTCTTCCTCTTCAAATACGGTAAGAAGATCTTTGATAAGATCATGGAAGCAATGCAACCTGAGTTTGAGGATGAAACTCCTATCAATCCCTTTGACTTCTGGCAGGGTGCTAACTTCAAACTCAAAATCGTAAAGAAAGATGGGTATTGGAACTACGACAAGTCAGAATTTGGTTCAGTTGAACCACTACTGGATGATGACGATGCTCTTGAAACCCTCTGGAAGAAAGAGTATTCATTGACTGCAATCAGTGCTCCTGATCAGTTCAAGTCTTATGAAGATCTTGAGAAGCGTCTGAAGTATGTTCTGGGTCAAAAAACTTCCCCCACTCAGTCTCGTGCTGTTATGGAGCAAGAAGAAGATCTTGAAGTATATGATCAAACTTCTTCGGTTCAGAATCGTGTAGTGGAAGAACTTGAGCAATCCTATGCTCGCACCAAGTCTCCATCACTCCCTAACATTACTCAGGAAAGTGATGAAGATGAAGACGATGCTCTTGCATACTTCCAACGTCTTGCTGAGGAGTGATTATTCGTAGAGTTTAATATTGTCTCCTCTCTTAAGGGTTTCAGTCTGATATTGACTGGAACCTTTTTTATATTCCATAATGTCTTGCATATCATCAATAACTACATTTAGGTATCTTGGTTTCAGAACGAATATATTTCTCTTGTCATTTTCAATCTTTTCTTCATACTCATAGTTTGTAACTGGAATTGCAATGTTGTTATAAGTTTCTATTGAGTCTATGAAGTAATCATAAAAACTTATAGAATAATCTGATTGAACTTGAAGTCCTGCGGGCACTATTGTTACCCCTTGACTATTTTTTATTTCAGGAGTTTCGTAGTGATGAATACCACCATAAAGAGTTTCATAATCACCATACTTTCCCAGAAGAAATGTATCAAATTCTTGCTGAGTTAATGGCCATTCAGTTTGAATGTTTACGACATTATTGCAAATCAAAACTAACCAATCAAGTGTTGAGTCTCCATAGACTTTAAATGCAACGTTATCTGGACGATCATCACCTTCTATTTTGTACTTGGTAAAGAATGCTAGATCTTGAAAAATGTCTTCTCTTAACTTTCCCTTCTTAAATAGATTTTTGACAGGGAAGTAATCACCGATCTTAGCATCTGGTAGTCTACTAACATATTCAAAATCTGGAACCTGGCGGAAGTAACTTGGCATCTTAGTAACCTATATCGGTATCTTTATTTTGATCAATCGTTGCATAATCATCGTTAAAGACTGGTTCTAGTTCTTGGAACTGCATTGTAATTTGGTAGGAAACCATCGCACCATCTTTAAATGTTGCGTATTGACCTTCTGGGGTATAGTCAACGGTGAATGATTGAAGAGCACACTCTTTAAATCTATTTAAGAAACTATGTGACTTTCCTATGTGGAGATATTCAAGTTGAAATGTATGTGGTGCTTTTAGGAATAGTTGTGATTGGGTCCTGATTGGCGACATTCCCTGTTTAAAGAATCTGATTATTGATCTAATATCTTGTGCCTCTTCTTTGCTTCTTGCAGATAACTTAAAGGTAAAACTAAATGGTCTTAGTGTTGGACCATTGAAAAGGAGTTCCATATTTGAATTGTAAACTGCTCCTTGAGTTCTTGAGAGCATGTTTGTTGTTCCAGATGCTGCTTCTGCAAACTTAGTGGATAATGCTGTTTTAACATCTGTTGAATTATTTTGAACTCCTTCAACTGCTCCACCTGCAGCTTCTGCGCCACTATCTCCGCCGCCAGTTATAAACTGATTGGCAATATTATATAATTGAGATCCAAAAACTCCAGTCTCATTTGATCCCCAGTTAACTGAGTTTGCATCACCGATTCCTGCTGGAATGGGGAGAACAACTACACCTATTGTATTTTTATCATCAATCTTTCTTCTATCTGAAAATGGCCTCAAATCTTTATCTGCATTATTTTTATCAAGTTGTTTTGGTGAATACTTTACCATTCTAAACTTGATTACATCTTGCTTTGTATCTGCAAGATTCCTTGGATACTTTAGAGGGGTTCCTCCATTTGCTCCTGGAAAAGAATTTCTAGTGCCTGCTACTTCCTTTGCTAGTTCTGCCTTTAATTGTTTTTCAGCGTCTTCTTGTGCTGGTGCTGTATTAACTTGTTTTGTTGATAATGCTTTCTGTTGTTCTGGTGAAATCTTTTCTTTTGTTGCTGCTGTTTGAATTTGTTGTTGTGTCGTGGATTTTAGGGCACCTTCTTTAAGAGACTTTTGTGCGTCTGCACCTAATATTGGTTGACCTGCTATATTCTTTTCAAATTTCCAATCGTTTGATGTTCCAGTGCTTGTGGCAGCAACAATGCCTGGACTTAATGGAGCATCATAATATATTAA